CACAAACTGCCGTCGTGGTGGTTTTGAGGTGATTTGCGGTATTTTTTTGTGCTACATATGTGCTACGGCTAAATCGTGGGCCGGAGAGGCTCGTACACGGACACTACCTCCGCCGTCACCTTCCCCAGCACGATAATCCCTTCCATGCCCTCTCCGTCGATCGTCTCGCCGTCCGAAGTGATAATCCCTGTGCTGAACAATCTGCCAAGTTGCGGGTATTCGCCTATCTGGAATGCGATTTTGTCGCCCGGTACTGGCTTGAGTGATTTGTCCGCCAGCACGAACCCGTCCGGCGTCTCAATCAGGATCATGTTGTTGCGGTGAGGCATCAGTACATCATTCAGGTCGATGCGCCGCTCGATATAATCGGACGCTGGTGATGGAAATCCCATAGCTACCTCACGTATCCCATGTTGCGTAACGACCAGGTCTTATTCTCGCTTTCCTCTGTAACCAGCTCGAAGAAGAAATTCTGGTAACGCCGAATCCACCGGTTGCACTCTGCCAGCGTCCATACGTGATTCAGGTCATCCAGGCGCTTCTGGAATGCCGCAGTGGTGACAATGTCGCCCCCTGCCGTCCTTCGTTATCGCTCCAGTGAACGCCGCGTGTATGTCACTCTCTCTCGCCATGATAAATCCTCCTCTGACAAATACTGTATGGATAAACAGTAATATCGATCGGTAGTTTTGATCAAGGCGGAGCGGCGCACAGATTTGTAAAGGGATTGATGGCGAAGGATTTTTAGTTGGCGGTGGCGGTGGCGGTGGCGGTGGTGAGTTATTAATCTAAAATCACACACCCGGCAGCCTGCTGAGACTGGCGCGGTCTGTAGTTGCCCCGTCGCCCAGGCTTTTTTTAATGGGATATTTCTTAGTTGTGATCATTGAATTATCCTTTACGAAATGACAAGATCTGCCTCTTTACGAGAGTTAAACATGCTTAAGCTGTTTGCGAGGTACGCCTCTGTTGGTGTGATTAATACATTGCTTCACTGGATTGTGTTTTCGCTTCTCTACACACAAGGACAGCCACAGGCACTGGCTAATTTTTCTGCTTTCTGTGTAGCTGTTACATTTTCATTTTTCGTAAACGCTAAGTGGACTTTTAACTCAGAAGCTACAGCCATCAGATACATAACTTATGTATTCTTCATGGGGGCTATGGCGTACGGAGCGGGATGGGGTGCTGACAGGTTTAATCTAAGCCCATTTATAACACTGACATCCTTCTCTTTTATCAGTCTTGTGGGTGGATTCATCTACTCGAAATTCATCGTTTTCAGGGAAGAGAAATGAAAATATCCCTCGTTGTACCTGTATTTAATGAAGAAGAGGCTATACCCCTCTTTTATAGAGCCGTTCGAGACTTTGAAGGTTTTAAAGATAATGAATTAGAAATCATATTCATAGATGACGGTAGTACTGATAGCACTTCGTCTATAATGGAAGAAATAAGCCATGAAGATGGGCTCGTGAAAAATGTGTTTTTCACAAGAAATTTCGGAAAGGAATCAGCTTTATTTGCAGGCCTTGAGGAGGCCTGTGGGGATGTGATTATTCCTATTGATGTTGACCTGCAGGACCCTATAGAAGTCATTCCTGAAATGCTTGAAAAATGGGGCAATGGGTCCGATGTGGTTCTAGCAAAGAGAGTGGATCGAAGCACGGATAGTCACCTAAAGCGAAAGACAGCAGAATGGTTCTACAAACTTCACAATAAGATTAGCTCGCCGAAAATTGAAGAGAATGTGGGCGATTTCCGTCTAATGTCCAGAGAGATTGTTGATAACATAAAGCTTCTCAAGGAGAGAAATCTTTTTATGAAGGGAGTGCTTAGTTGGGTTGGAGGGAAAACTGATATAGTTGAATATACTCGTGCTGAGCGTATCGCAGGCAAAACTAAGTTTAATGGCTGGAAGCTTTGGAACTTGGCCTTAGAAGGCATTACTTCATTTTCCACGTTTCCTCTTAGGATGTGGACCTATATTGGACTTTTCGTTGCTGGCGTGTCATTTTTATATGGTTCTTACACTGTAATTGATACTTTAATATTTGGTAACCCTGTTAGTGGCTACCCTTCCATAATCGTTTCCATTCTCTTCCTTGGCGGCGTACAGCTTATTGGAATAGGCGTTCTTGGTGAATATATAGGAAGAATTTATATGGAAACCAAAGCAAGGCCAAAATATTTGCTAAAGAGAAAAGGTGAGAAGTGAAATATATAAGACACTTATATTTAACTTCATGCATTGCAGTTCTGCTGCTGTGCGCTGGGTTTTTCTACGCTTGGAATGGTAACTTTTACACAAGTGCGATGGAGCCCAATAATTTATCTAAAGGGAATATAGATATGTGCCTCATAGGAGATGATGTAATTGAAGTAAGGGGGTGGGCTTATCTTCCTGCCACAGGAAGAGTGTTAAACAGCATTTATGCTGAGACACTAGATGGTGAAATGTTATCACTGCCTGCCACAGCCTATCATATAATTAGCGTTCAAAAGGATCTCTTGTTGACGGATTATGAAATGCCAGGCTTCCATGCACTTAAGAGAAACCTACAAAAAATCAGTTTTACAGGGAACATAATCGTTGTCAGTAAGTCAGAAAATGGAGGCGTAGGTGTTATCAAATTCAAATGTTAAATTTAATTTCATTTATATCACGACATTGTTTTTATTAATGGCTTTGCTGGGAATGCATATTCATCTGCGCCCTAATGCTGACGATCAGTTTTTCTTAAGTATGGCGGGCGATAGCGTTTTCAATTCGCTACATAATAGATACTACAACTGGTCAGGAAGGCTGTCAATTGAGCTTATACTTCTCACTACAATTAAGCATAGCTTATTTTGGAAGTTTGCGATCCCAATATCAACTTTGTTATTGTGTTATGCAATAGCTAGAATGGCAGATTTCGATAAAAATAAATATAGAGCAACACTTTTGACCCTAACCCTAGGGCTTTTGATAAAATATGATATTCTTAAAGACTCTGTTTTATGGGTAACAGGATATTATAATTATCTATTGCCTGCATCTCTTTGTATCTTCTCCATGTGGCAGGCAAGTATTCGTTCTGAATCAATTACAAAAATGCAATTTTCTGCATTATTTTTTTCTTTCATATATTCATATAGCGAGCAGGCTGCAGTTTTTTCTCTATGCTTTTTGTTAATCATATTTACTTTAAAAGACATTGGAAACAAAAAGTTTATCTCTTTATTATTCACCATAACATTAATTAACTTTCTAATATGCTACCTTGCGCCAGGCAATAAAGTAAGGGCGGCTGTCGAAGCATGGTTTGCATTTCCACAATTCCTTAACTTAACTTTATTCCAAAAGTTGAGTCTCGGAGTGTCATGTTTCTATAAACATGCTACTGATAAACACAATTTATTATACCAATTACTTCTAATTACATGTGCCATTTTAAATATAAAGAGAAAGCGTGGATTAATTACTTATATTGCCACCTCTTTCATTTTGCTACATATAGCCTTAGTGTATTTTGGTTCGGGCCTCAACATTCACTTATATCAAACGCAGGTTTTTGATGAGTATTTCTGGGTTTCATATCGGTCATTCATTTCGTTAGCCATTTCTTTAATAGCTTTCCTGTCAGTTATATTAACAATAATTGAATGTGATAAAAACATGGGGATTAACATTCCTTCTGTAGCAATCACCTGCGGAACCATTACTGTTTTAGCAATGGGTCTATCGCCCACAGTCTTTGAGTCTGGCGAAAGGATATATTTCATTTTTGATTGCTCAGTTTTATATTGCCTGGCATCATTAATGAGGAATATAATAAAACCAAGAGTCAAGTAAAATATTACATCAAGCAAATACATGGAGATATTATTTTGTTTTCATTTTTCAGCAATACAAAGAAAGATAAAATTGCACATGATTTAGCCGTGGTATTAGCAGCAAAAACTTGCGACTCTTCAGTTGCTGCTGATCTTCTGGAACACTATAGGACCCATTACGAAAAACTTACCAAAGAGATTGATGATATAAATTTTGATGAGGAGGAGGAGTTAGTGCGCCCTTGCTAACTAATGATGGCCGCAATTGCGGCCATCATTCACTTTACGCTCCAGCTTACGCCGCTTAATGACAAATAATTAGCTGATGTCCATCCATAGATTTTTGCCTGACCGTTAGTGCCTATAACTAACTTTAGCACTGCACTCTGGTCTGAGTATGCAATCAAATTAACATTGGCCTTTGGTGCCATTGACTTGGGTATTGTAAAGATAGTTGTCCCATCAACTGTAGTTCCAGTAGAACGAAAAATAGTACCCGACATTACAATTATTCCCTCGTGAGAAATGTCGGCGAATATTGGATTGTCGTTTGAGTTGATGGACCAATTGTTAGCCGGACTAGCTATTAGGGCCGAATTCACCGCAAATGTATTTCTCGTAGAAACAACGCCCATAACGGCCTGAGCCATCCTCCGCCCGATGAGCTTATTTGCAAGGGATGTGGGATGGATGTTGTCATGAACAACTGAATCACCCAATCCAACCATGTTTATCGCTGAGGCAGGGTTAACGTAGTATGAAACAACTGGGCCTTCAAACTCTGTGAGGTCTATAAGCTTCACGGATCTCTGTGCCGCCACCCTAGACACAATCCCTCTGTAACGGGCCGCCCTCTCAGCGTTAGCCGATGCCTGCCCCCTCTCTCCCGCTTCCAAGCGCGTATACCACAGCCCAAACTTAGCTAGAGCGACAGTTTGGACGTATAGGTATTGAAGTCGACCTGTCCTTGCGCGTCATTTGTTCCCACGGCAATAATCACCAAGTTGGCATCAGCAACCCCTTGGCTTTGCATGATGGCTAGCTGCTGGCTGCTCGTCTGACCGGCAACCGCGGAGTCAATAATGTTCCATGCTCGAAGGCCTGAGCTAAGTTCAAGCTCTTTTTTAAGGTAGGCTGGCCAATAGTCATAGCGGGAAGAGGAAACAGAATCTCCGAAAATTTTAATAGCCAGGAATCTTGACGCATTTACGGCGGCATTTTTAGTCACCACCGGATTGATTATGTTCACGGTGCCATTACTTAGGCCACTCTGGAAGTAACCACCAAATCCCGCATCAATAATAAACCCATTCGTGGAAGTGGAGTAAACTACGAAGCCGTTAAAGCAGACATCAAAGTTGCTGAATGAGTTAATCTTAATAGACCATTCGCTATTTACGGCACTGTATGCTGGGTGGTTTCCCTTCATAGGAACGTCAATAGCAGCCTCAGTGGCATTTGAACCAGATATTTTAGTGACAAGCGTAAGTCCTGAGCCATCTTGATCTGTATAAGCTTTGAGCGCGTAATACCCACTAGTAGTCCTTACCACGGCTAAAAGATATGGCGTTGAAGAGACGGCGATGTAAGATGATATCTTATCACCTGGCTTCGCATTATAAGCGGCGTAATACAGGGTATTATTGCCAGAGGCGACAGTGAAGTTGGCTTGCGAGGCGTCCATGAATGTAAACTGTGACGCTACCTACGAATCTGAGTTAAATGGCGCGCTCAAAGGAGTAAGTTGCGTATTGCAGATCAGTGGGATCACATTACTGTAATCATATGAATAGCTTTCAAGGAAGCTATCTTTTTGTGCAAACGAATGAACATTTGTTGACGACAACATGTAGTTTACATTGATGTTTCTGAAATATACTTTTGTATCTCTGGTGAATGACATAAGCACAGAGCTTGGGCGTCCAACAAGCGCATCATCAGGAACAGATAATTTCACTCCATTTTCTACATCAAACGTAATGCCCTGGAGATTATTTGGCTCAAAAGATGAAAAATAATAGATGTTTGCCGATCCCAGCACAAAAGGAAGGCGGATGTATTTATGTCCGCCTGAAATTAAGGACGTGAGAGATGCTGAGCAATCCATTGCGCCATCAGGAATGCATGCCGTACCTGAACCATCTGCGATGCTTACTGACTCAAGTAACTTCCTTTGAAGGGTTATTGACTGAGAACCCTGCACTGGGACTCGGGCATTAACTATTTTAGATCCACGGCCCGTATCGCTTGCGATTAGATCTGATCTCAGGGAAGAGTCACCCACTGAAATCCACGCATTTACTCCAAATCCGCCCGTTGCCTCTGGAGTTGAACCAGCCAAAACGTTTTTCGGTAACGGTCCATCCCACCGATAATATTCTCCGTCATCAGTATCTTTAATGATTTGGTTTGGCAGTTCTAGATTGTATCCCTCCTGAAACGTTCCCACCGGAATCCAGCCGTATTGTGCAATGGCTTGCTGAGCCAGCCATCGAAGCCCTTCTATTGTGTAGTGGCGGCCCCCAAACCTATCGATGTACTGCTGCGCTAAAGAATTGACGAACTCATCAATTTTCCCCGCGTTGAATTTCAGATCGCGAGGAGACTCGCTTGGAACTTGATTTTGTGTAAGTTGAGTAGCCATATTTTTTCCATAAAAAAAGCCAACGCTAAGGCTGGCCTGGTGTTGGATTGGTTGCTGTCAGGGGTAAATCAGGTCACTGTATTCAGCGAGGCTTAAAGCTGTTGTGCCATCGCTATTTGGCTGCTTTTCGCTTATGACCCACTGAGTGGCGTTAAGCTCTTCTGTGGTTACGATTACATAACGCGAAGGAGATTGAACGTCATAGCCGTCAAAGATGTTCAGCGCCACCTGAGGGATGGCCGCAGTGAAACCAAAGGCTGTTTCTGAGTGAGGCGATGCCGGATAGCGAGCAGACGAGTTGCCAATTGAATCAGTAATGACCACATACATCGAGCCTGAAAATTTAATGCGCTCGCTGGTTTCAAATGAATTCCCTCTGCGTGAAACGATATATCCAGCCTGCTGATTAGTGTCATGTGTGTCAGGAACCTGCACCATATCACCTACGTTAACCCACTCCCCATCAGCAAGGGCTGTAATAGCCATGCTCATACGGGAATAAAGCAATCGTCGGCACTCCTTCTGAGCGCGGAAATCAGCCTGAAAACTATCCCGGATATACATCATTTCAAACTTTTTGGCTTTTACTGGTTGGCCTAATTCGATCTGAATATTTCTTACCCGGTAGCGCATGTAAGCCTGCTTATTGGTGGTTGGATTTCGGTACTGCACCTCAACACCGTCATAGCCCCCGGGAAGCGTCATGTCGTAGCTTAATGAGTATCCCGAATCTACAGTGTTGGACCGGTTGAAAACCGTTGCCGGGACAGTTCTTTTCGCGTCGAGCGTAAAAGATAGAACGCTGTCATCCCAGTAAACACTTACCCCTGCCGCATCACATATGTTCTCCATTCTCTGACCCAGCGACACATCCTCATCATCAAAGGTATAGTCAAAATAGCCAAGCCGCTGATCCCGCGCATCAATCTCTGCCTGAATCTGATAAAGACCATATATGTCGATTGAGTTCTCAGGCTGACCGCCAATGACTAGCCAGTTGTGAAGAGCAATATCTGCAAACTTTCTTGATGCCCTAATCGTGCAATCGACTCTCTGCGTGCTCATGTTGTATGTGATCACATGCCGGTTAATAAGAGCATTATATTTCCTGTCTCGCGCACTAGTGGCGTTCTCAGTCTGCCTGACCGTAACACGCACCAGCGTGTCATTGGGGTAACTGACATTAGTGCGTATGTTTACGCTGTGAATGGCCTCGACCTTGAGCTTACTGTTGTCACCACTGTTATCTGTGCGCTGGAAAGTCACCGCATATCGCCCGTAACCACCAGCCGGCGTTAGCTTATCTGTTCGATAGAATGTGTCAGAAGTGGACTGGTGAGGCGTAGTCTGTCGATAAAGGAACGTCTGAGTTGTTCCCGGCACCTGGACATTATCATCATCGACTTTCCAGATCGTAACCTGCCAGTTGGTCTCGCTTTTACCACCCAATCCTGACTGCGTGTGCAGCCAAAGCTGCGAGGATTGTACCGGTGAAAAGAACGGGCCAATCGCCAGTGCCTGGTTGTCATTAAGAATGAACTTAGTCGTGTTAATTGTTGCGGTAGATATGTATGAGGCGTTTGATCCTTCAATGCTGTCGATGACAAAATTGTAGTAATAAATCGGCGCTGTAACGGACCCGTTAGATGTCTGCGTGGCCGATATCAGATTGCCTGATAATGTGAAGTCCTGAGTAACATTCCCGCTAGCTGTTGGGTATGTAGCATTCACCACAAAGGAAACGGCGT